TATTAATTTGGTAACTTCATACAAATTGGTAGGAAGTTGTTTCAGTTGTTCTATTACCCCTTTTCCAAACACAGAACCAAGTGTTCCTGATTTCGCAAGATCCTCAAGTGTGCTTTTTAGTAATTCCGTTTTCCCACCTAAGTAATCAAATTCAATTCCCAAATCCTTGGCATTGTTACGCATGAATTCTAAGTAAGCCAATTCAGATTCATGTGAACTTTTAATGTTATCAAGTGCTTCATTGTACGCATTAACAGCAGCGGTTAAATTGTCTATCTCTTCAGCTGACATTCCTATTTTTTTCAATTCCTCTTCTACGGTATTCCCCATTTCCTCATACCTTTCAATGATTTTAGGAATGCCCTCTATTTGAACATCAATCCAATCCCCCATTTCTTCTTTGTGGACAGCTATTTCGGCTTCTAATTTGGATATTGTGTTCTTTAAACCACTTATTATCTCTTCACTCTTTTTATATATTTCACTACCCTCTGGATAATCATATTGGAACGATTGTTCACTAAATAATTTATGATAAAGCTCCTGTAAACGTGATTTACGTTTCAAAATATATTCATCATCAGCCAACCCTTTTTCACGAATTGCCATTAAATCCACTCTGAAATCTTTTTCCAATTGGATACGAGTGCCTATTATACCCTGAAATTCTTGAAGTTGACCAGCATCCATTTTGGAAAGTAACTTCATTTTATTTTCTATATCCTCATCAGCAAAATCTCCACCACGTATTGTTTTGAGTTGTTCTTTCAAAGGATCAAGTGCCGTGGTATCCATAGCACTTGGCATGGCTTCTTCAGCTTCTTTGCGGGCTTTACGTAATTTAATATATCCAAGAGTAACAGCTACAAGTGCCCCTGCCCAAACTCCAAGTGAACCTACAATCATTGCAACCCCACGAGCAGAAGTTACTGATGCTACATCCAAAGCTTTTAACATTGCAGCACTTGTCATTGCCGCTCTTCCAAACTTTACAAGAGCAATAACCCCTTTACCTAAATGATATACTAACTCAACAATTCCAGATACGATATAAATTACAGACGATAATAACAATGCCAAAGGTCCAATTGCAGCGGCAGCAGCTACACCAATAAGTCTGAATCGCTTTTGAGCATCAGTTAATGTATTCCACTTTTCAGTAAGTCGATCCAACAATCCGGTAAGTTCCTCTAATATTTCAACTATTGTTGGAGCGACATCCTTCCCTAAAGTAATTAAGGATTCCTGTAATCCTGCTAATGCTTTATCCATTCTAACTTTCAAAGTCCCTTCCATTGCCATAAATGCAGCATTTAACGCACCAGTAGATTTGGTAATCTCTCGCATTATTTTGGAATTGTATTGAAAGTTCTTACCGGCTATTGACATAAATCCTGTTAATGCCCTAATATTGGGTAAGACATCTTTAACGGCTTCATCCCCTAATTGCATTTGAATATCACGGAACTCTTGTAATACATTTATCAATCCCTCCGGACCTGACTTTAATATATCCCTCAATTTTTGATAAGATGAACCAGCTCGTTCAAGTACTTTAGCTCCTTGATCATTAGCGGTCATTAATGAATTAAATACCCCTTTGAGATATACTGCTGCATTGGCAGCAGATGAACCTGTTAAGGTCATCGCCGCCATGGCACCAGCTACCTGATCGAATGAAACACCGAGATTTGCGGCAATTGGTATTATTTGTCCCATAGAGCGTGCAAAAGCGTCTGCCTCTCCTTTACCTTCACGTACTGCGGCAACTAATATATCAGCGGCTTCAGCAGCCGTAAGTCCTGTTCCTGCATACGCATTGAGTGCAGAAGATAGTAAATCAGCAACTTCTTGAGTTTGTCCAAGACCAGCCGTAGCAGCCTTTGCAGAAATTTCCAATACATTAAGTGCTTCAGCACCTTGTATCCCTGATGAGGTCAAGAAATATAAACCTTCAGCCAGCTCTTTAGGAGTCTTGCCTACCTCTTTTCCCATCTTCAATAACGACTCTTTCCACTGATCAACTGTACTTTGTGACTCTCCAACTAACCCTACAATCATTTGCATTGAATACTCAAAATCCTTTGTAGCATCCAATACGGCTTTCCCGGCTCCAAGTATAGGGGCAGTAAGAACAGCGGAAGTCAAATATCCAATAGTACGCACACGCTGTGCAAACATATTAGTTTGACTAATTACGTGTTTAAAAGAAGTAGCACTTTTAGCAGCGGCTTTATTAGCAGCCTCCCCTAAGTTATTAAGAGCAACTTCAGCTGTTTTTAACTCCCCCCCATCAACTCTCAAATGTATTATCAAACTCCCTAAATCCATAGTGTCACTCTTTTGTTTGATTCGGTTTACTTCTTTTTATCGGTGGTTTTTTAGCAGTCTTAGAAGTAATAGGGGTCCTTCTTTTCCTTGTATTTGCTATTTTTGCAATATTCAATAAGGATTGTTTCATTTCTTCTACACTCTGCGTTCTCACTGATTTCTTCTCACCACTCCAATTAGGCATAAAGTCATTTGGTGTGTATTGCTTACCTTTTCCTTTCCCATATAGTTTATTTACAATATTTACAATCAAAGCATTTAATACTGCAAAACTATAATCATCCCTCCATTTTCCTATTGGATCAAGTCTATCGTATGCTTCCCATTCACTAAGCTGAGCACTTGTTAGTTGATCCAACAGGTAATCTGGATGTGGGTATCCTAATTCTCTACAGAGTCGGAAGTAGAATTGCCGTCCTGGACGGCTTCGGAGTTTTTTACCAAATTCTCCTTATCATCTTCCGAAATCTTGTTAATTCGCTGAGCGGTGTTTATAATTTTCTCAAGTTTCGCTGCGCTCATATTTTGACTGAGTATTCCAAAATCACCCGGTTGTAATATGAGATTTCCATCTTCATCACTTACCGTACAAACAGCCAACTTTGCACGAAAATCTTCAAGGGTTTTTTCATACCCACCTTCAGCATTCTTATTCTCTTTTATAAGGGATTGTTCAAAACGATCCCTTTCTCGTCCGGTCATCTGACGTACAAATACATAATTACCATCACCAAGATCAACTTTGGTAACTTCTAATTTTTCTTTTGCCAATAAGGCTTTACGATCTAATAGTGCCATTTTCTTAAAAATTTAATTTGGTTAATAAAAATAAAATCCTTGGTTAGGAAGTAAGCATTTACGGTGAAGTTGTTCCACCTGAACTGAGTAGGACCTGACCGGTAATCTTAATAGTCACATCCGCAGTAATCTTATCATCTGTTGGAATTGTCAACGGAAGTTCCGTAACAAGTCCTTCAAAATCCAAAGAAGTACCTTCAGTATCAGGTAGATCAACTTGATAATTTTGAGCAACGTTACTCTCAAAATCTGTTTTCATCAACTCATAAGTAGTACGAGTGAAATTCATAGAAAGCACTACCGTTCCACCATCACGAAAACCTGTGATGAACTCACGATAGCCTCCTGTCGAATCAAGGGAAGTCACATCAATTGTATCCCTTGACATACTTGGACCGGTGATGGAATTTATTTCAGCAATAGCATCCCATTTTCCTGCATCGGAATCCCATCTGTTGAATACTGTTCCAACACCAGCTACCGCATTACTTGCCATTTTTTACCTCCTTTTCTATGCAGATCGTCTCTGCAAATTAAAGTTTACAATAAAGCGTGCATTATTGTTATCATCCCAATCGAGCAGAGCGGGACCACTCGAACAGTAGATAACCGTATATAGAGCACCGTTCCACGTTTCATGATTTCTACCGTGTAATAGGTCCTTTATATCATTTGCTAACGTCCAACCATCTATATACGATTTATTCCGTACACGTATTTGAATAGCCGGGCGTTCATACCCTTGATTAGTGAGTCCTAAATCCGGAGGTTGTCCATACGTATCAAATATGGTAACACAATTCTTCGGACTATAAGGCTCAGCACCAATAAACAAATTAGTAGCAAAGGATAATCCTAAACCACTATCATCAATCAACATGTCTTTTATATCTTCACTTGGGACATTCATAATATTTCAGTATTCTTTTTCATTATTTTTGTAAATGTACCCACACTGCTATTCAAGTGTGCTTCAAGCCACTTATGTCCTGATCCAGGCCTACTCCAATTTTCAGCATCTACTTTCTCATGTACTGCTAAAGCATATCCTGCACTATACCCAAAAATAATATTGGGATCAGTTCTACTTCGCACTTCAGCAAGACTGGCAGCCACGATTGCTCGATGTTGAGCAGCCAATTCACCTTTGGTTAAATGTCCTTTACGTGGAGTTTTAAAGTTACCACTTTCCCCTATTGGATCATTTACTGATCCAGTAACGGCGGCAACAAACCAACTGGCTCTTAAATTCCCCGTATCTTTTGGAGTATAAGGAGTCTTGGTTTCAGTTCTACGTCTTATATGTAATGCAAATTCAATCATTCCCATATTACTGTTTTTCTCTAATCTCTTTGCCGCTTCACGATAACGCCTCATTACTTGATCCAATCCTTCAACGGAATGTGACTTTAATGTTGCTGTATATTTTAAAGGTCTTGCCATTATTCCCAAGATATATAAGGTGTCAAATATACTTTATTAAAATAATTATCAGTCGAATTTAAAGCTGGTATCCTTTCTGGACGACGGATTAAAAATATGTGTTGTTGCAAATCATCACTAAGATTATCAATATCTACTTCTCCACTGCTTTCCCCTTCACTATCAAGTAAATCATCTATTGTTCCAAGATACAATAATCCATTTTCCTCCAAAACAGTATTCACAAATACTTCTCCCCGTGAAATAAACTCTTCTCCATTTGAACTGCGTACAACTTGTGTCATATCTTCCCACCGGCAATCTATTTCAACAGGATCATCATAGGTCAAACCTCCATATCCATCCTTTTGTGGATTTCCCCAATACACTGCTGTTTGGTTCAATTTACTTGCTATGAAACTTTGTATTCCCATTAGTCATCAAATTGAGGTACTGCAAAAATACTTGCCCGACTTTTGCCCATTTTCCTCATACGTCCAGTATAATCTAAAGTCAATACCATTTGTCCGTATGGAGTGGATTCTAACATCTTTCCGTATCGACCTGCATATTTTACTTCCGCCTGT